AGCACCAGTAGTATTTGCAAGACCTGCTTCACCACCAACAAAGGTGTTATTTGTACCTGTGGTTACTCCACTTCCTGCAGCATAACCAACTGCTGTGTTGTAAGTATTAGTAGCTGACGTAAAGTTTTGAGCATCTAATGTATAAGCACCTACCGCAACACTTCTACTACCTTTTGTATCTACACCTAATGCACTTGAGCCTATAGCTACGTTTACATCAGCATCAGTTAAAGCATCACCTGCTTGTCCGCCAATAAGAGTGTTTTCAACACCTGTAGTTATTTCAACACCTGCTCTTGCTCCAACTGCTACGTTAAAGACATCTGTAGATGATGTAAAATTTTGATTAGCTAATGCTGCTCTACCTATTGCAACTGAATTATTGCCTTGTGCATCAGTACTGAGAGCATCACTACCTAATGCTGTATTTCTTTGTCCAGTTGTTGTTGCATCTCCTGTACGACCACCTATGAATGTATTTTCAGTACCTGTAGTGACATTTGTACCCGCTTGATATCCAACAGCAGTATTATAGGTTTCAGTTGCGCTTGTGAAGTTTTGATTAGTTAAAGCACTAAAACCAACAGCAACAGAACGACTACCCTTTGTGTCTGAAAATAAAACTCCATAACCCATGCCTACGTTGCTGCTACCAACAGTAAGTTTATCTCCTGTCAATCCACCAACAAAAGTATTTTTTTCACCTGTAGTTATCTGTCTGCCTGATGTATAACCTACTGCTGTGTTGTAATCAGGAGTAGTGGCTGAGTCTAAAGCTTGTAATCCTATAGCAACATTATACTCACCAGTTGTATTGGCTTCTAAAGAATTAGTACCAACTGAGGTATTAGAACCACCAGTAGTAGTATTTGCTTGTGAACCATAACCTACTGCTGTATTACTAGCACCAGTTGTGTTGTCTGTTAAAGCATTACGACCTATAGCAGTATTAAAACTAGCCGTTGTGTTAGCATCTAATGCATTGCGACCAACTGCTGTGTTGTCTGCACCTGTAGTGTTTGCTGTTAAACTACCATGACCTATAGCTGTATTACTTGATGCTGTGGTATTAGCGGCTAAAGCAGATTTACCTACCGCAACATTACTACTACCTGTTGTAGTTGAATCACCTGCTAAACCACCAATAAATGTGTTTTGTATACCTGTGGTTACTGCTAGACCTGCGTCTGTTCCAATAGCGGTGTTGTACATATCAACGGCAGATGCAGGGTTTTGATTATTTAAAGCTCTAAAACCGATTGCTAAACTGTAGCTTCCAAGAACATTTGAAGATAGTGCAGAATGACCCATAGCCACATTACCTTCAGCAGTTGTAATTGCATCACCTGCTAAACCACCAATTATAATGTTTTTAACACCTGTGGTTATTGCATTACCTGCTGAATATCCAACGCCTATGTTATAAGTATCAGTATTACTATCTGGATTTTGTGAACCTAATGCTCCAACACCAACTGCTACAGCTCTATCTCCTACTGTGTTTGCATCCAATGCTTGATAACCAATTGCTGTGTTTAAATCGCCTGTAGTATTTGCTGCTAAAGCTTCATAGCCTAAAGCTACATTATGACTTGCAGTTGTACTAGATGTTAAAGCAGCATAACCTACGGCTGTGTTAGTAACACCTGTGGTATTAGCGTCTAAACTAAATGCTCCTACTGCTGTGTTGTCAGTACCTGTTGTGTTTGCAAGACCTGCTTGACCGCCAAGAAAAGTATTTTTACTACCTGTAGTATTATCTCTACCTGCTGCATAACCAATTGCTACATTATAAGAATCTGTGCTAGAAGTAAAATTTTGTGAAGATAAAGTTGATAAACCAATAGCAACATTTCTGTCACCTAATGTATCTGAGCTTAAAGAATTATAACCTATTGCTACGTTGCTATTACCTGTAGTTATACTTTGAGCAGCTAAAGAACCTATAGCAGTATTTAAGCTACCTGTAGTGTTTGCTCCTAAAGAACCTGAACCTAAAGCTGTGTTATCGCTAGATGTAGTGTTTGCTACTAAAGAGTTATAACCTACAGCAACATTACTAGCTCCTGTAGTATTGACAGCTAAAGCATTTCTACCAACAGCAGTATTAAAAGAAGCTGTCGTGTTAGCTTCTAAAGAACCTTGACCAATAGCAGTATTACGAATACCAGTAGTATTAGCACTTAAAGAAGAATAACCAACTGCTGTATTGTTTCCACCAGTAGTATTTGCATCTAGTGATAAAGTACCAACTGCTACGTTTTGAGTACCTGTAGTATTAAAAGCTAAAGCATCTTTACCTAATGCTACATTATTTGCACCTGTAGTATTTGATGCTAATCCGCCATGACCAACTGCGGTGTTGTTATCTGCTGTTGTATTTGCATTTAATGCACTTCTACCTATTGCAGTATTTTGTGAGCCTGTAGTGTTTAGTGTAAGAGATATATTTCCAACTGCAGTATTATTATTACCTGTGGTGTTTGTTGTTATAGATTGCATACCTATAGCTGTATTACCAGAACCTGTTGTAAGTTTTGTTAGTGCTTGCCAACCAAGACCAGTATTATTATCACCACTTGTTAAGTCATCAAAAACTTCAAAACCTATACCTGTATTATAATTAGCAGCGTTTAAAGTTCCTGTACCTGCATCATTACTTATTAATAGACTACCAGTAAAGTTTGTAGCATCTGCAAGAATACCTACATTGTTTATTGTGCCTGTAACATCTACACCTGATGAGGTTGTTTCTAGTTTTTTGTTACCATCATGATAAAGTTCAACAGTTCCATTTTCATTACCTTTAATCATGGCTTCGCCATCATCAGAAGTATTTACTCTAAATTCTCCAGCTTGAATAATAAAATTACCTGTTCCACTATCTACAAGTCTGCTATGACTTCCATCATGATAAATCTGTAAATCTGAACTAGCTCCAAAGATAGCCTTACCATCATCACCTAATTTAATGTCGTGATTAAAGGTTGCAGTACCAGCATCTGACATATCAAGGGTAAGGGCTGTTATAGTTGAGCCACCATCATTGCCTTTAAATAAAATATCACCATCCGAATCTGTGCTTGATATATCATTACCATTTATAGTTATATTGTCTACACTTAATGTTGTAAGAGTTCCAAGACTTGTAATATTAGGTTGAGCTGCTGTAGCTAGTGTACCTGTTATTGCACCTGTAACTCCTAAAGTACCGCCTATAGTAGCGTTACCGCTTGCGCTTAATACGTCTATTGTTGTTGTCCCAGCTAGGTTTAAATCAGTAAAAGCATCAACCATAGCTGCGCCAGAACCAGCACCGTCTGAGTAAACAGCTTTTACATGACCAGCAGGTATGGTTACGTTAGCACCACTGCCTTGCGATATAATTATATTTTGTGATCCGCTAGTGCCGTTTTCTATAAACCAAAGTTTAGATACTGTGTTTGGACCAATAGTAATCGTACAAGCTGAATCTAGTGTACCTGTGTATTTTAAATAAATAGATCTACCTGGATCAGTAGAACCATCTGCTATTGTTGTGGTATGTGTATCTGCGTTTGTGGTAATTGCTTCTGTACCAAAGCTAAAAGCTTCAGCTATAAGCTCTAAGTTTGTGTTCGTAGATGTTCCCCAGGTTCCTGATTCATCACCTGTCGCTATCTCTTTTAACCTTAAATCATTTACATAAGTTGCCATTTTCTATGCTACCTCTTCCCAATCAGGGGTTTGTGTTTCATTAATTTCAGCAAAGGATGAACTTTGGTCAGTATTTATATTAGCATAATTTTTTGTTTGTGTATCATCTATTAACCCCCAAACCAATACATTAGTTACAGATCCTACAGCTTCGACGCCTGTAGGTATTACATTTGCTTTTGAAATTACTGTAGGACTACCAACAGATCCTGTGGAAGATTGACCTGTAATTTGTACAGTTGTGCCTAAACCTATAGATATTGTGCCTAAAGCACTTGTACCTGCAACTCCAGATGGAGTAAGGTTTGCCTTACCAGTAAGTGTTACATCGCCTACAGATCCAGTAGCTGATACACCAGATGGACTAGCATTTGCTTTTGCTATTGGAGTAATGTTGCCTACAGCAGATGTAGCTGCAACTCCTGTAACAGTAAGAACAGCGTTATGATGAACTATTACAGAACCTACACTACCTGTGGCATTTAGTCCTGCAACGGGAATATTTGCTTCACCATCTACATCTACAGATACTCCACCTACTGTTGCAACCGCAGTTGGTAGTACTGCTAACGCATCACCATTTACTCCAACACCAGATACAGATGCCGTTGCTGATTGTCCAGATGGTATTACATTAGCCTTCGCTATTATAGAAACAGAACCAACAGCACTTGTTGCTGCTAATCCTGTAAGAGTAACTGGTATTGGTTCGCCCCAAGGACCCTCATCCCAGGCACCTCGACCCCAACCAGTTATATTAGCCATAGTAGGCTAGATTAGGCTATTCTTATAATAGCTGTACTGGCTGCTGCTGCTGGAAAAACTATAGTAAAGTCACCTGCGGTGGATGTTTTATCACCACCAAAATCTATTGTTGCTACTGACTTATCGCTATTAGTATCGTTATAGATCATACAACCTCTTGCCGTAATAGTAGCTGTACCAAAGGTTAAATCTGCAAAATCAGTAAAACCTGTAGTACCAGAACTTGTTGGTGCTACTTTAGTGAGTGCAGAACCGCCAGAAGTATAGTTTGTACCGCTTACTTCATTTGTAGTTGTAAATGCTGTTGTAGTAGCTCCTAGTGTTGCAGAGCTTGTGTATAAAGCAAGTTTAAAAGCATTACCATTTGTTGCAAAATTGTGTGTTGCTGTTAGTAGTTCTTTTTTAAAACTTGTAGTTAATGTTGATGAAATGGCCATATTAAATACCTTTAATTATTTTTGCTATATCTTCGCTGCCTTGACCAGTTAAATCTTGTATCAAAGTAGCTTTATAAGATTTTAACGCATTTTTTATATAAATCAAACAAACCTTGTAGATCATATCTCTATATGCTCTAGCCTGTTGTTTTATATAAGGATCTTGACTATCACTTGTACTAACTATTTTATCTGTAAGTCTTTCTGCCCAAAACTCTGGAGGATGCCCACCATAATTACTTGTCTTAGCTTCTATAATGCCCAATCCAGGCACACCTGCTGGTGTTATTTCATCTACCATTTCTTTGGCTCTGGTGATTTGAGGTGTGAATCATAACGATCTACCAAAACTGGTTTGTGTGATGTTCTGGTTATATCAAGATTATTTATTCTTTCTACTTTCAGACCATTTTCATCCGACATAACAACTAAAGGATTGCTTAACCTATGATAACCATAGAGTTTTTGTTCTGCTGGCACATCAGTATCAAGTAATCCAGATGTATGTGCTACTTCTACTTGCATGCCTGCTGATATGCATTTACTTAGCCAAAACTCAGTACAACCTCTACCTGCTTCAGCAAAATGTAAATTACCTTTGTATGAAAAATCTATTCCAAACATTTTTAAAATAGCTACTTCGTTCCATAATGCAAACGCTATAGAGTATGCAACTGTATTGTTTAGGTAATAACAGTTGAGATCTTGAACAACTTCCTCTATAGGATATTCTACTAAACCTGGACATCTATCATCTAGTTCACAAGTATATATAGGACCTTCATGTACTTGTATCATTTCTGCCATACTTTCAGTTTGACCGCCAGCATCATCAGTATCTAAAAACCTAGATGCAGGATCCATCATAAATACTCTGTCGTGATAAATTACGGTGCCTACACCATTAATAGCCCATACTTCATCGAAATGAACTCCGTGTGACTTTGCTAGATTATAATCAAACCAGCTTTTACCCATACCAACTATAGCAACTGATTTGCCTTTCAGACTTTCAATTTTTTTCATTTATTTTACGATACCGTTGTCCTCAAAGAATCGTAACGGTATTCATCTCTCCTTCCGCGAGCTTCTGCAAGGTTTTTAAGCCTTGTAATTTCAAGTAAAAAACGTTGCTCGTACTGCTGTTGCATGTCGTTTTCACCTTTTAAAAATATATTTGCTTCAACCAAAGATCCATAAAGTAAAGCATTTCTAGCATTATTAGAAATCCAGGTACCTGTAGTGTCTGTAACTAGAGAATTTGGCTTGTATAAATAATGTAATTCAACATTGTAATTTGCATCTGGTACAGGACTAACAATTAATGTGGATCCGTTATTACTAGCTGTAGATAGCTCTTTATCGAAGTCTGCATAATACAAAGGTTGTCCTCTTGCCGTTGTATCTGTTGGATCAACACTAAATTCACGCATAAAAGTAGTATGTTTTTTATCTAAATACTTATAATCGCCATCACTATCTATTACAGCAAGTGAAAAACTCATTTGAAAATCTGTTGGCGCAGTTAAATATGTATTACCAGCAGTAAGACTACCTGTTACATTTTTACGAAAGTAATCAAACTGTATCAGCTCAAATATTCTTTCTTCAGCATTTTTAATAAAATCATCTAATGTAGCTACAAAAGTAGTTTCTGTGTTTTCAACATAATTTTGTATTAATGTTTTTAACTCGGCTAATGTCATGTAACTATTGTAACCTCGCCCACACCACCTGTCATCTCACTTACTGTGAAGTTCGTTGGTAAAGTAGATGGATTTAAAAAGTCAGGTTGAAATATATTAGATTGTACAACAACAACAAACCCTTCACCTTCTTCAGCATCGTTGTTTGGTCGAGGTCTATACAAAGCTTCTGGATCTGATGTAGCTGTAAGTGGTTCTAATTGAGGATGTTTTGATTCATAACACTCTGGACAGGTTTTTAAGCCATTCCACTCTTTTTTGAGTTCGTTTAATTTATATTCAAAACCACATCTATCACATAAAGCTCTAGCAAATTTACCTAGTGCATATGCCATCCTAATTCATCCTTATATCTGGTCTGACCCTAAATGAAGCTCTATCTTCATCCTGGTCAGCTGCTCTTCTAAACTCTTCCTCATATAAAGATTTAAGTTGAGGTGTAAGTTGTGGATTCTTTTTTTGTGATAAATAATATGCTAAACCAGCAACAAAACATGGATAAAATCTAAATGGCATATCCATAGTATTAGTAGCTTTATCAGCATCATCCATACGCACAAGCTTATTGAACACTAATACATCTGTACTATTTTCAGGTGCAGGCCATATTTGAAGTGCTGGTGTATTAAGTTTATCAAAAAAGAATTGTGATGGTCTTGCTTTTGTAGTTTTATTAGGAATGTTGATATATTCGCTTCTACTGATACGATTCATGCTTATATCTGTTTGTGTTTGATTTACTGTTCTACGTAGAACAACGTCTAAAACATCTATAACATTAGAATTTAAAGAATAGCTTGAAGTGCCTTCTGTAACAGTTTGTGTAGCTTGTTCAATAGTCCATTGATTTAGACCTCTGTTAGCCCATTCAGCAAGCATCAAATTTACGCTACGTATTGCTGTCTTTAAATCATATCCTGTTCTAAGTTCAGCTCCACATCTTTCATATGCTTCTTCAATAAACTCAGTTACGTTTGGTTCAAAATTTGTGCTACCTGATAATGCCATTATTTATTATCCTCTTGGTTATACAAATTATCAAATGTTATATTTGGATCTATATAACTCTCATGTTTTTCTGCTGTGTGAATCCATTGACTAGGCGAAAAGTCTGGAGCACCTTCTCCGACTCGCCATAAAGCAGGATTTGTTGCTCTTACTCTATTATTAGGTAAAGCTACAAAATTTCCTGTGTATTCACCTGCGTCAGTTAAGTATAGCACATGACTTTGTTTATGCTGTGCTGAATCATCAGCAATACTGTTTTCAGTATAATCTACGGTAAACATGTATGTTCCTGTATAAAATTCACCACCTATTTTACATATCCAAGGCGAAGAACTAACTCTATCTAAAACTACTACAGAATGATGATGACTTAAACAGTCCCAAGGTTGAGCTAGATGATCTTCCATCGGTTGTGGCCAGTCTTGTAATGGCACATCAGCAACTAATGCTTGTATTGGCATACGTGCCCACATAGCACCTCCGTGTACATTTTCGTCAGGATAACCCTCAAAATCTGTTTCACAACCAGTAAAAACAACTTGAAAAGATAAGGATCTATCAGGAATAGTATTGACTGCAAACGCTAAAGCGTGCAAATACTCACCATGATAGTTTTGATGATTTGCTGTAAATTCTTTACGCACCCAACATTTAAACTGTGGGATGTTTGATATTAAATAAGACAAAATAACCCCCGTTATTTATGGTTAAACCTTTCCACCCTTTGCCATATATTTACTTTTTTTCATGGGGCCGCCTTTAGCCATATACTTTGACTTTTTCATAGCACCACCTTTTGCCATGTACTTGGATCCTTTCATAGCACCGCCTTTGGACATATATTTACTGCCTTTTACAGCACCACCCATTGCGTAATGTTTTGTTCTTTTAAACATTTTATTCTCCTAACTAATTGTAGTTACTTTTCTACGGTTATTCATAACTTTACCACAGCCTTTAGCTATAAAACCACCATTTTTCTTCTTCACTCTGTTTTGTTTTGCCATAGCTCTTTCAATAGCCATGCCTCTTTTCTCTTCGTAAGAAGATAATTTGCCATCTTTGTTAAGATCAGCTTGGGATTTATTTTTTATCATAGGTCCTCCTGTGGATTTTTTTTGCCAATTAACTCTCTTAGAGCTAGTTTTTTTCTTTATAGCTTTTGCAGCTCCTGCTTCTTTGCACTCAGCCATTGTTGGTCTACAAGCAGGATAACCTCTTTTTTCACCTTTTTTTCTACCGCATGGTTTACCAGTTTTACAATCAACCCAACCCTTACCATCATTTTTGTTAAACCAATCTCTTAAATTTTCTTTTGCCATTACCTTAGCCTATTTGGCATTACAATACCTTGACCCCTTATAACAGGACCACCTTTAGCTTTTTTTGTTCTTGATTTATTACCGTAGTTGGCTGCACCAACTTTTCTGCATTGCACTAATCTACCACTAGCGTAAGCACTCGGCCAAACTTTAGATGCAGCTTTTACTTTTTTATAACAAGCGTCTTTTTTTGTTTTTGATTTTGATTTAGCCATAATTTAAACCGTCTAAGTGATAGTTTAGCGTAAGCTCTTCGCCAACACTAATTTTTTTTGATGTTATTACGTTGTAAACTCTATAGTCATCCCAATCTAACTCTTCGCTTAAATAACAATTACATTCTTCTGAATGATTTAAAAAACCACCTATTGAAGTTCTTATGAACCCTTGGATTATTGGTACTTTAATGTGTGACATTCCTATATCAAAATCTTCATTTATATCTTGTATTGCAAATAACCCAAACCCTTCAATAGGGCTTTTTTGCACTTCTATACAATCAGGTAAAGGTTTATAATAAAACTTATTGTAAACAGGATACATTTAACAATCCCAGTCTTTCCTAGCCCAGTAATTAGCACTACATCTATCTGTAGTACCACCCATGCCACCACTACGGGCACAATAAGATTTTTTTCTGGATTTGGTGTTTTTATGCATACCTAGTTTGGCATCACCAAAAGTTATACGTTTAACTCTAGAGCTTTCACTGCTACAACCTTTTACAAAAACTTCTTTACGTTTTTTACCATAACCAGGGCTACCTTTTGGGATAGCCCTAGGTCTGTTAAGAGTTACGGTTTTGCCTTTGTACTCTGCCATTCATTAATAGTTTTTATTAAGAACT